TTACATCATCTTCTGCCTGGCTGCTATAGACCGAGCAACCAGAGTCTTGAACAGCAACCATAGCACAATGATAATCAGTATTGATAGCAAGATGTAACCAAGAATCATTCCAAATGTTTTCAAGGGACCACCCAGCCAGGACATCAAGCCTGATGCCCAGCCACCTATGCTCCATGTTCCCTTCTTTGGATTCACTACTATAGATTTGCCTCCCAGCACCCGGTCATCATGTGGGCCAACAGCTATTAAGGTGCCTCTAACTATCAATGGTTTTTTATCACCTCCACAAGAATATGAAAACTGTTCTTCTACTTCTGGTCTTGAAAAGTGAAGTATCCGGCATCTGTAATTGTCCCCCCTTGTAATTGGGAATTGGATTGCTTGTCCTGACTCTTCACTTATAGCGAAGAATGACCCATCTGCAGAAGCAACTACTTTGACACAGACTTCAGAACCTTCATTACAAGAGTAGCACCCAGTAATGTTAACAAATGCAGCATTACATGTAGTTGAGCTGGCCTGGAACTCAACCTCATAATTGTCAAGCAACAGAGAAAATTCTGCATTTATACTCCCTGATGTCATTGCCTGCACATTGTGACCATCCATAGATGGGGTGAATATGTAGTTTCCTCTCTTTTGGGGAAGGGAACTGCGCATCAGTATTGCATAGGGGTCGACTAAAGCAGAGGTGCATTCCACTATATCTAACTGTGGCCTGTATTTGATCAAGTCAGGAGCACGCAGACATGATCTGTCTCCTCTGGATGCGTGGGCTTCAGATGAGCACCTGACCTCTCCAAGATAGCCCTTTCTCGGGATCCTGCTGAATGGGTCATCAATCAGGGCCATGGCACCACTGGATGTTCTCATGAAGGAGACTGGATTACCTAAGTTCATAGCCTCGGAGTCAATGTTTAAAGTTATACTACCCCACTCAGCTATTTGAGTGCTTAGTGCTGACAGAGTGATTCTTCTGGTATTTATTTTTGGTCCAGATACTTTTAGGGTTAACCTGTGGGACCATGAGACACACTCAAAAACTTTGACTGCTTCTGATCTTGTTGGCATCAAATAAGAGTGAACAAAAAGACAAGATGGATTCACATTGAAGCAACCACAACCTGCAGCCCCACATTGCTCAAAACACTTGTTGTTTGTCATCAGTGTATTGTCTACCATGTGCACAAATTCCTTTGACACCACAGTGTCATTCCAAAGTTGGCAGTCATTACTAACACATTCCGACACTAAATGGCACCTTCTTGAACTCATGCATTTTGGGGTGAAGTGATTAGTCCAAAAGCTATCCCCTTCATGACAGACTAAGTCGCTAGATACAGTTTTGATGGATAAGAACCCAACTTGATCCTCTGACGGACCCTTTATGGTCAAGCAAGCTTCTGAGCCTATAGTCCCAGCCTTCAGTGTCACAACCCCAGACAAACTACAGAGTGACTTTTGACCATCCATCCCACATCTAGATATTTTTGAGGACGCCACCACATTTTCTGTACAGCAGAGAGACCCAGGGGCTGTCAAGAGCAATATGGCTGTTGCATACAAATAGTATTGCACTGATCGCCCACGATCTCTTCTATTCTCAACATTGCCTCTCAATTCTGCTCTGGGGCCAGGAGTCCAGCCAATGACCTCATTTAGATTCTCAAATCTTGTCTGAAAGCACCTCCTGAACACATTAAGAGTCCATTTCATTAGTAGAGACACCCATATCAGAGGTGTTTTGGTCACCATTGATAGCAGCTTTAGTACCTGTAATGTCCGCACAATCAGCCACATAGTTGCCACAATCACCAAAACAGACAAGGTGCTGACTAAAAGGGAGCTTGTCACTGTGTGGCACTGGTAGTTGATTAACCCATGGAAGCAAAAGAAGCAATCATCTACTTCACATGCAGGCTTTGGGTCACAAGTCACTATTAGGTGTGCACTTGTGGATTGGTCATCATGGGATATGTGTATGCCCACTTTTCCACCGCTCATCTTACTCAAACCAGGATAAGGGACCAATATCTCAGTAGAGCCTTCCTGGTGAGTTGATACACAGGAGCCCCTGGCACACGCTACAGCTGAGAACATCTTGAAGCCATGTGAAGTTATTTTGATACCTTCTTTTTCACAGCTCCATACACATGCTGAGCAGGCAGTCTCCCTAGGAGTACTAGTTTTAATAGACTCTCTAGTGACCATGATGTTCTCATAACCTATACAAGACGGTCTTGTCCACACCCCTCCATAATATGCCTCAACAATGCCTGCTCCAGGAGCCACCTCGCACATGGTGTCAGGATAATCTTTAAAACACTGATATATTGAGCAAAACACAGCATCACCAGTGCACAACTTAGTCTCTGTGTCATTAATACATTTACATTTTTTTGGGTCGACCTTCTTGAGTGGGGCATCACCATGAGCCCCTGCAGACACACCATGAAGCCCTTTCAGTTCATAACAAACAAAGTGCTCAGGGGTGGCACTCTCTACATTGCGAAGTGTGAGAGAGTCTAAATACAGCTTCTGTCCTTTCCCAAATGTGATAAAGGGGACCTTCTCATAAGAAGTAGTAGGCCTCTTGCAGCTTCTAATTTGTTTTGACCCTATTGAACACACTCCTCTCAACTTCATCACTGGCCCATTGTAGTCAACAGCACCTGTCTGGCAAAAGACATCTTGCAGAGGCATCACACCTTTAGCTTCTGGGCTTGCTGAGATGCACATTTTGCAATCTGGTGATAGCTGGTAGTCCTTGTCACACTCTATGCCTGAGACCATACCCTTAGAATTCAGATAATAAGCGTATCGGTACCCAGCAGGGCAGTACAATTTCATCGGCATGAGGTCTTTCACACATTTTGTTGACTTGTGAGCACTATTGTTTAGAATTTTACAGATGGACCCAGTTTCTTCTGCCAGGATTGTTGTGTGAATTGATTCGATTAAAGAATACTTGTGATAGTGTGCATTAAAAAATGGGAACATTGTGGCATTCTTCTGCAATGCCCAGGAGGTGCATGTGCTATCATACAGTATTAGATTGCATCCAGTGTCAGCAACCACAGCCCCTCCTGAGGATCTTGCACCATATTGTGAAATTCCAGGGCGGTTGTCAATATGAGTACGTGGATCTGCTAGTATTATGGTACTGGACAAAAGAGTGATGGTAGCCATCGTTGTCACTAGGGCAGGTCGTGGAATAGAGAGAGTGGCATTCCTCAGAGCCTTTTGAAGAGATTCAATAACAGATTGACTTTCTTCCAATTTTCTATCAGTGTCCTCCTCTAAGTACACAAGAGCTTCCTTATCTCTTCTTGCTTGATTTAGGGCGCCAATTAGAGCAACTTCTCCATCCTGCACTTTCTTTGTGAGGCCATGAATTACAGCATTTAGGGCTGTTATGTTCTGGTCTTGATTAGCTCTCACCAGTTTTAGAGACTCTCTAGCCTTGTGTAATTCCTCAAGTTCTGATCTTAGCCTCCTGTTCTCATCATTGAGAGCAGCTTTATCATCACTAAATTTTCTTTGCAACTCATCAAACCTTTCCCTGAGAGCTTGGTGTTCCATCTTAAGGGGATCAGTAGATGGCGCAATGTCACCTGCAGATGAGATTAGATGGATCATCGTCCCCTTTTCGCAGTCCACATATGCTGCATCCCCGTCCTCTCTAATTCCATTGCTGTGAACGACTGCAGTTTTTGATCTATCTTCATTTATACAAGAAAATGTGGATGGAGACTCAGAAAGCATTGCAAATGTCACCAGCCCCTCTGCGTTTTCAGGTGTTGATCTCTTAGGAATGTCATTGTTATAGTAGCAAAGTTGGTCAAACTCTCCCATTTTGGATACCTCAGTTTTCCACTTCCTTTGTAGAAACTTGGGTCCTGCAGCTGAGTTAAAGCAACTGAGGGATGAGTAGTCTGGGGAGGTGATAGTTAGGCTGATCCTAGGTTCAACCAAAACCACACACTGTACAAAGAGTAGTATTAATTCAATCATAAGCAAGCCGACTTTGTGT